GATGCGGTCAAGACCGTGACCAGCACCTATCCGCAAGTCATCTGGGTAAACATGGATTACCCAAACATCGACATGTACGTGTATCCCGTGCCTACCAAAGTGCTGGAGTGGCATTTCATCTCGGTTACGGAACTAACTCAACCAGCCACACTAGCCACCACGCTGTCATTCCCGCCCGGCTATCTGCGGGCGTTCCGCTACAATCTAGCCTGCGAGATCGCAGGCGAGTTTGGCGTTGAGCCATCGCCGCAAGTTTCGCGGATTGCAATGTCTGCCAAGCGCAACATCAAGCGTATCAATAACCCTGACGATATTATGTCGCTGCCATACAGCATCGTCGGCACTCGCCAGCGGTTTAACATCTTTGCCGGTAACTACTGATGAAGACGCCTATCTTAGGTTCGTCATACGTCGCCCGCAGCGTAAATGCTGCGGACAACATTATGATCAATCTGTTTCCGGAGATCATTCCAGAGGGCGGCAAAGAGCCTGCGTTTCTCAACAGAGCGCCAGGTCTGCGTTTGCTTGTAACCTGTGGAATCGGCCCCGTGCGCGGCCTGTGGCAACTTGGCGACTACGGCTATGTGGTATCCGGAACCGAACTCTACAAAGTTACTTCGTCTTGGGTTGCAACGCTAATTGGAAATGTTTCTGGCACTGGCCCCGTGTCTATGGCGGACAACGGAACCCAACTTTTTATTGCCTGCAACGGCCCTAGCTACATTTACAACTCTAGCACTTTGGCGTTCGCGCAGATTACGGACCCTGACTTCCCCGGCGCGGTGACGGTTGGATATCTTGACGGCTACTTTGTGTTTAACGAACCCAACAGCCAGCGCATTTGGGTAACAAGCCTTTTTGATGGTACTAGCATCGACCCGTTAGAATTTGCCAGCGCCGAAGGATCTCCTGACGGTTTGGTTTCGCTAATTATTGACCACCGCGAAGCGTGGCTGTTTGGAACAAACTCTGTTGAGGTTTGGTACGACGCGGGGTTGGTTGACTTCCCCTTAACGCGCATCCAAGGCGCGTATAACGAAATCGGTTGCGTAGCTCCGTATTCAGTTGCCAAGCTCGACAACGGTTTGTTTTGGCTTGGCGGCGACGCCCGCGGTACAGGTATCGTCTATCGCGCCAACGGTTACACCGGCCAACGTGTAAGCACTCACGCCGTCGAGTGGCAGATTCAGCAGTACGCCGACATCAGCGACGCGCTGGCCTACACCTATCAGCAGGACGGCCATGCGTTTTATGTGTTGGTGTTTCCTAGCGCCAACGCAACCTGGGTATTTGATGTGGCTACAGGCGCTTGGCATGAGCGGGCCGGCCTAGACAACGGCGTCTTTACCCGTCACCGCAGCAACTGCCAAATGGCGTTTAGTAGTGAAATTGCGGTTGGCGATTTTGAAAACGGTAATGTCTACGCTTTTGATCTTGACGTTTTTGCCGACAACGGCGAACCACAAAAGTGGCTTCGGTCGTGGCGGGCGCTGCCGACAGGCGAAAACAATCTAAAGCGTACTGTGCAACATAGCCTTCAATTAGACTGCGAAACTGGCAATGGCCTTAATACCGGCCAAGGATCAGACCCGCAAGTCATGCTGCGTTGGTCAGACGACGGCGGACACACTTGGTCCAACGAGCATTGGAAGTCTACCGGCGCAATCGGCGTTTACGGCAAGCGCGTATTTTGGCGCAGGCTTGGTATGACCACAAAATTGCGCGATAGGGTATACGAAGCGTCAGGAACCGATCCAGTTAAGATCATCATTGTTGGGGCCGAGTTAGCAATTAGCGGCACCAATGCCTAGCATTCAAAACATAACCAATATCCCCGCCCCCCGCGTTGAGTTTATTGACTCACGCACGGGTTTGATGTCGCGTGAATGGTACAGGTTTTTCCTTAACCTATTTACGTTGACGGGCGGCGGCAATAACCCAACCAGTTTGGAAGATCTTCAGTTGGGGCCGGCGTTTGAATTTACGCCGGATATGTTTGTCGTAGACAACCTATCTCCTGACACTGAATCTGCTATTGCCACCTTATCAATGTCGGTGAACGACTTTGGGCAAAGCCTTCAGACGCTTCCCGTGGATTTTGGCGGCACGGTTTCAAGCGTCAATGTAACGCTAGCCACAACAGGCACCGACGTATCTTTTAGCGCCGCCAACAGCACGACCGCGCCCGTGATTGCCCTAAGCATCCCCACAGCGTCTGCCGTTAATCGCGGGGCGCTGTCTGCGGCTGATTGGACCACCTTTAACAACAAAGGCAGCGGTACGGTCACAAGCGTTACGGGCACGGCTCCTGTGGTCTCCAGCGGCGGCAATACGCCAGCCATAAGCATGGCTGCTGCCACCACTTCTGTAGATGGCTACCTTACTGCCACTGACTTCACCACGTTCAACAACAAGGGAAACGGTACTGTTACCAGCGTTGCCGCGCTTACTTTGGGCACATCTGGTACGGATGTAAGTTCCTCTGTAGCTACAAGTACCACTACACCTGTCATCACCCTCAACATTCCCACAGCGTCTGCCGCTAACCGTGGGGCTTTGTCCGCCGCCGACTGGACAACTTTTAACGCCAAAGGTAGCGGCACCGTTACAAGCGTTACAGGAACAGCGCCTGTTGTTTCTAGTGGAGGCGCTGCCCCCGCTATTAGCATGGCCGCAGCTAGCACCACCGTAGACGGATACCTTACTGCCGCTAACTTTACGATCTTCAACAACAAGGGTTCCGGCTCAGTCACAAGCGTTGCGCAGACCTTTACGGGCGGCTTGATCTCTGTTGGCGGATCGCCAATTACCACGTCAGGCACACTGGCGCTCACGGTTGCGGGCACGTCGGGCGGCGTCGTTTACTTTACGTCGGCTAGCACCTGGGCATCTTCGGCGCTTCTCGCAGCTAACGCGCTTGTGGTCGGCGGCGGCGCAGGCTTGGCACCCGCGACGGTTACGACCGGCGCAAATGTTGTCACGGCTCTTGGTGTGGCTGTCGGCACGGCTGGATCGTTTGTCGTCAACGGCGGCGTGTTAGGCACCCCATCCAGCGGCACTGTGACAAACCTGACGGGTACGGCCTCGATTAACATTAACGGCACTGTGGGTGCTACGACGGCATCTACGGGCGCGTTTACGTCGCTGTCCTACACGACCACGCTGACGGGCGGCACGGGTATCGTCAATCTGGGCAGCGGGCAGTTCTATAAAGACGCAACAGGCAAGGTCGGCATCGGAACCGCTGTTCCCATAACCAATCTGCACGTTTCGACCAACGACCAATCAACCAACCGCTTGCGCCTTCAAAACACAGGCGTTGGCGGCGGCACCTTTGATATTGTCGGCGGTCAACCCGGCGTCAGTAACGCAGGGCTCGCGATCTTTGATGTAGGCAGCTCTGCAACGCGAATGTATCTTAACTCCAGCGGAAACTTTGACTTTGGAGGAACCATTGCGGTTAGCGCAGCGGCGGGCAATTACACGCTTGATACGTCTAGTGCAGCGGTTTCCGTTGCAAATACCGGCACTGTTAATTTCAGCAATGCGTCCGGAATGCTAATCGTAAATAACCATAACACCGGCGCTATTTCGATGTATTTTATGGGCGGCGGTGCTGTTTCAACGCCAGGCACTCAGACATCCGCGGGCGGCGCTGTTGGAGCCGTTACTTATAACGCGGGCATAAATGGCTACACTTGGACTAATAACTCTGGAAGCACGGCAACGGTTGGATTTATGTTTTTCAGAACAAGAACAAACGCTTAGGAAAAGCTATGAAATATACATCCTTGTTCATTGCCGATAATATGTTTGAAATATCGACCATCTTTAACGAGGAGCCGATTAAGTTTTTTGTTGTTGTTGCGTCTTCTGACAAAGAGCTAGATGGATTAGTGGCGTTTCATCTTAATCATTTGGCAACCCCGTACAAGCCGCCCATTCCTTTACCGACGCCAGAACGCACACTTGAGGCCATTCAATCGCAAATCTTTGATCTACAGGCGCAGGTGACTAGCCTAATGGATTCTCAATCTTCGCTGTGATACCCTACGCGAGACTAACTGCAATAGATGGAGTTTAAACATGGCCGTAAATCTTTCTCCGCTTGCAGGTGCTGGGTGGCAGTTCTTCACTGATAGCGGTGTTCCGCTAGCCGGCGGTAAGCTGTACACATACGCGGCAGGGACAACGACGCCAGAAACTACATACACGTCCAATACCGGTTTGACGGCTAACGCCAACCCCATAATCTTAAATTCCGCTGGACGGCTAGCTAGCGATGTGTGGTTAACCTCGGCGGTAAATTACAAGTTTGTGCTTGCAACCAGCACCAATGTTACCATTGGAACCTACGATAACATTTCCGGCATTGAAGGCAATGTTTTGGCGTCGCTTGCCAACACGTCCAACAATGCGCTAGGCGACGCGCTGGTTGGCTTTAAGCAGTCTACTTCCGCAGGGTTTATGGCTGGCGCAACCGCCGGAACTGTAAACAGTAAGCTGCAAGAGTCTGTTAGTGTCAAAGACTTCGGCGCAACCGGCAACGGTTCTACGGACGACACAAACGCTTTTAACCTAGCGCACACGGCGGCTCAGGCTATCAATGCGGCGGTTTATGCACCTGGCACGGCAGCAGGGTATAAGATCGCGGGAACGATTATTGCCAAGGCGTCTATGTATGGTGATGGGTTTAACACCAATCTGATCACGTCGAGCGCAACGGCCAACGTAATCACCTGCGCTGTTGCGGGCGTACTCCTTTCTGATTTTCAAATTACCACAACTGTTACCCGAACAGCCGGGTATTACGTCAGCACCTCTGGCGCACAGTATTTCCGCATTGAGCGAGTTGATATGTTCAACTGGTTCAACTGCGTCAACATCGGCGGCGCGGGTGTTACATTCTTGCGGATCAAGGACAGTTTCTGGAACACCATCACGTCAGGCGGAACTGCGCTGACGGTTAACACCTCAACCCCTTGCGTTGATCACGTTTTCCAAAATGTTCTAATCGGTGGACCCGCCACCGGAGCGCAATGTCTGGGTGGGGTTCTTATCAATATTGCCGGGGATATCACTCTTGATCACGTTTCAACGGTCAAGTGTGGCACTGGCTTAAACCTTGCTCCAGGCACCGGACAAACTATCCAAGCGATTTATGTCACTGACAGTTTGTTTGACAGCGGTTCAGGCACCGGCGTTCAGTTTAACATGACTGGCACGGGATCTATCCAACTTGCAAAATTCACAAACGTCTGGTCCTGCACCAATGCCAATGGGTTTGTGCTGGGCGCAACCGCGTCTGGAACGTGCCTTCGAGCTGAATTTATTAACTGCACAGGATCAAACAACACAACGCACGGATTTATTGTTAACTATTCCGGCGTAACAAATACCTCTGTTATTGGCGGATCATACGCAAACAATACAAATGGTTTGTATTTTGCAAGCGGCGTTGAGTTATTTTCAGTTATCGGCGTAAGGGCTGGTTTATCTGGGCAGTTTGGCAACAACTCACAGTATGGACTTGTTTTGACTGGTTCAAACGATAAATTTACCATTACAAACTGTGATTTCACCATTAACACCGTTGGTGCCGCATCTATTGGCGCCCCATCTGGTACGCCAGGACAAACCTTTTTTATCAAAAATAACCAAGGCATCGTGACGCAAAACCAATCCCAAGTCACGCTGACATCTGCCGCCACCACCACCTTGGTTACTCACGGGCTAGCAGCCACACCGCGAATAGAAGACATTAAAATTACAAATAACAGCGGTTACGGCACGGCTGGACAGTTTTTTGTTACAGCGCCAACCAGTACACAGTTTACCATAACCACCGCGTCTAATCCCGGAGCGGGCGTATTGGTTTCATGGGATGCAAGAGTGTGGGGATCGTAATGACATTATCTCAAAGTGAAATGACCGCCTTAGCAATTTTGCGCGGCGGCGGGTCGTTTAGCGAGGCTGTTGAAATTTCCCAAGTGCCTCTAGACCGAATTATGAAAATTTGGGAATCTCGCTGATGACCGTTACCGTTATAGTTCTCATCCCCGCCAAGATCGCGGAAGCCACGCAGACGACGCAGTACACCGCGACGGGCGTAACCACGCTGATCGACAAGTTTACGGCTACCAACTTTAGCGCGGTCGCCGCAACGATTAGCGTCAACTTGGTCACGAGCGCCGACACGGCAGGCAACAACAACCTGATCGTCAAGACCAAGACGTTGCAGGCTGGCGAGACCTACACGTTCCCTGAGATTGTGGGCGCTGCCCTTGCGGCTAGCGGGTTCATCTCGACGATTGCCGGCACGGCCACGTCAATCAACATCCGTGCCAGCGGGCGGGAGATTAGCTAGTGTTGGAGAAAAGCCACGACGTT